CCATTATATTGCCATGTTGCGCCACTCATCGTTGCGCCAGATATCGTTGATGCAATAATTTGATTCACATAGAGCGTATTCCAACGATACAATGCAGAACCAAGATTTTGACTCAAATCTGAATACGGACGAATGACGGCATTAGCCACCAATGGTACATCCGATTTAATATAGTTACTGGACGTGTTATATGTTGAATCGCCTAATTGAATATACGCATTGCCAGATGCGCCACCAGGACTATATATCAACATTGAAATTGATTTTGTATCGGGCGCACCAATTTGACCATATGCACCCAAATATACTCGCGCTTCTTGGTTAGCCCCAGCACCAGATTCTGTAGATATAGACATCCATGCGCCATAGCTACTGGGTTTTGTTTGAAGAACTAAGCTATTTGTATAACTTGCGCCAAATTGTGTAATTTCTGCGCCATATAATCCACCGATAAGATTATTGCTTGAGTCTACAAATTTATATGAACCATAATCAACAAAAGCGCCAGCGGGTGATTTGATACGAATTCCATCTGCATCAATTCTTACAGTATCATTTGCCGCGCTAATCGTTCCTTTTAAGAACGCGTTGCTAGAATACAAACCATATCCAGAAGGATTCAGTGTTGTATCCGTAATGCCGCTCAATTTGCCTAAACGAACCTTATTCTTTGCACTTGTATTCCAGTCTGAATGTGCAGCAATACCATCGACAATATCAATAAATGGTGCGCCAGAATCAGAACTTGTTAGATAAATTCCACCTTGACGGGCAGTATCTGAGCTATTGCCAAGTCTAACAAAATCCATTCCCGATTCGGGAGCATCTGTTCCGCCAACCAATGTCGCTGTAAAAACTTTTGGATTAGCGCCAACATTAATGGCAGTGACAGTCATATCACATTTTTTGATTTGAATGCCAGAACCAAGATATACTTTTTGCGCTCTAATTTTATCATTTACTGCAAATGGTTGGTAATCATTTGTCTTGCCATCCACAGTCATCGTGTATGGTCCAGTTCCAGTAACAGAAATAATCTTGGCTGAATCTGTGACAAATAAGCTTCCGTTAGTCGCACGAATTTGCTGAATCAAAAGCTCATACACATACATACTGCCACGCACAACTAAATCTTCAACAGTTAATGTATATTTGCCGCTATTTGTGATACCATAATCCCAACGCGAACCAGCCCCCGCAAAGCCAGAAACAAAAGAGGCGGAACCCATTTTGATACCTTTATTATCCGAAATTTCCATCACTCCGTTTGTTGCAGCAGGAGTAACAATAATATTGGTTGCAGGCGCAAAGGTAAGCGATGACGTTGAATCAATTGTCGCAGTTGTTAAACTCGTTAATTTAAGATTTCCGCTGCCATTAGAGCGCAGAAGTGTGTTTAAATTTGCGCTGCCATCCGCAGTCGATGCAAGAATTCCAAGTGTATTGGTTGCAGTTAATCCAACAACGGAATATTGCGAACCTGTAACTGTATGATTTGTTGCGTCAGTAATATTATGCTGTTTTGCATGATGAGCATCAGCATTAATGACGTGGGCGTTGTAAGTGACAATGTGAGCATCATAATCTGATTTCAAGACACTAACATCAACGCCATCGATTGTAACGCCAGAATTAACAGCAAGATTTCCAGTAAGCGCAATTGTGCCGTCAGCCCACAACGGAGCCTTTAGCATACTCAGCGTCATTACGCCAGATGCAACACTTTTTGACAAATATGATGTATTTACCGCAAGAACCGTATCAAGATAACCTGGGGTAGCGCCAGAAATTGCAGCAACTTTTTCATCTGTTGAACCAGATACACCAACTAGTGATGTTGCATAAACAGCACGAAAAGGATTTGTTGAGCTTCCCAAATCATAAGTATCTGGTTCTGCTGCAAACAAATGCCCTTTTAATGTATTATTACCGATTTTTGTTAAAAAATATTCACGTAAATAATTGGCGATTGCGCTAGGTGTATTTGCCATATTAGAGTTTTACCCTTGCTGCGAAAATCTCGCTTTGTAGCGAATTCTCAATTGGTGTAATTGTCATCACTCTTGAACTGCTATCATAACTTGTTTTACCGACCACAAATTTTGTTACATCAATATACTGGTTTTTAAACATTGCGTCAAATCCAGTGGGCGGTTCGATGGTCACTAAATCACCAGCTTTGATTCTGTGGACAGGAACATGCGTTGTTGTTCCGCCACAGCTAATTTTACCAACGATTCTAAAATTTGATGCGGAAAGAAAGGTTCCGAAATCGTTGTTTGCAACTCTTACCATCGCAGTTTTCTCAGCCAATCCACCCTCACCACTTGTAATCATTTTTTTACGTCTGCCAATTTTGGATATCATTCCAACATTTACGGCACTTGTCGTATACAACGTAACTCCGCCATCTGTATTATAAGAAGAAACAATTTCTGAATAAGCATCCACAATGGAAGATTTAACAGAAAATCCATCAGAACCAAACACAAAGTTTTTCTTTCCGATTGCATAATCTGGCGTAGCTGTCTTGTCGATAATTTTTAATACAGGCACAGCGTTATTATAAACTTGTAGATAAACGTTTTGATACGAAATCCCAAAATATCCCATGTCTGTAATATCTTTAATTGCGTCCGTGCAAGTTACCACAGATTCAGTATAGTTGCGTGGTCCAATTCCACTCATCGCAACTTGCGCTGTATCCCATGTGTTATTTCTATCCATACCAACATATAATTTTCTGATATATGGATTAACATCACAAATGTCCTTTAATATCTTTGGCGACGTATTTGTTGGCGAACTATCATAAATTTTCTCAAATTGAAACCATGAAAATGTTTGCGCATAACCAACGCACGATATGTATCCACCATTACCAGCATATTCAACATCTACAATTATGCCGTCAAATATTCTGCAATATTCATCTTCCACGATAATATTCATCCCCACAAAGGAAGACATGGCAGTAAAAACATTCGAGAAGCGACTATTGATTTGCAAAGTTAATGTTTCATATCCTTTATCAATAGATGTGGTTGCGCTAAAACTATCTACAAATTTGTCTATTTGAATTGAATCACCATATGCAATTTCTCCCGATGCATTTCTTCTGATTAGCGCAAAACTAGCGCCAGTTTCAGGAGTGGATGCAAACTCTTCAGATACGTCAACATATGACAACGTTGTGGTAATATTTGCAGACGCAGAAATATTTGCGCCCATTCCCTTGTTTAATCCAGATGTAATGACAATCATCCCGCCCACCCATATTTGGTCTGTTTGCGCTGGAATAGGCGGATTGAAATATATGCGCGTTGAAGTCGTTCCAGAGCCAACCGATGAATTTACATCTGGAACACGACTATCAATTTTTGTGTAGGGCAAGATATGCTCTCTGACATAAACGTTCCACATATATTTTCTCCTTAGATTGTCACAAATCTTGGCTTATAAGCAATTCTTGTGTAATCAAGCGTTCCGCCAATTGATAATGTCGATTTTCGCCAATCTGTATCTGTGCTAAAAATTGGTAACATCAACAATGTATTAATCTGATTAGGAATTAACGTAATAAATCCGCCACCGTACGTTCCATTCAGCGGCATTGCATGAACAATATCCGTGTTAGATGGTGGTTCAGTCTCAATCATATACGGATTTAGTTGGTCGTAATTGCAAAATGTTTCGCGCTCTGCGCCATCATCTGTCCACGCTGCATGAAACCACGAATTATCATCTTGACACGGAACAAGATAAAACCCATTAATAAGCATCGTGCTGCCAACTGGAACATCATTTGTTGAGCGCATATAAAATGTAATCATCAATTCGGATGAAACATATGGATGCGCTAATCCTGGGGTTCCCGATGCTGTAAAATCTAAAATTCCCAAGTCAACGAAGCTGCTGGTTCCCCCTGGCATCACCCAATCGTATTTACTGAATCCAGAATAAAGCTTAGACGAATAAGATGAAGCATATCCACCATAGCCAGTAGCCATACTAAATTCTGGAATAAATCCGCCAGCTTTATCGAAATGAATATAAACTTTGTATCTTGAACGACACTTGTATGGTACAGTAATTGCTTTCGCAGTCAACACCATTCCATCTTCATCGTAGGCGTATTGTCTATCTGTGTAAACGTTACGTGTAGACATAGGAGTTTTGACATAAGATTGATGCGTATAAAATTCCCACTTGTCGCCCACTGCATGACCCGTTAATCCTTTGAATTGGATTTTAATTCCATCCAAGCCAGAACCAAACTTGGAAGCGTCAGACGTTAAGATTGTGTTGACTGGTGTCGTTGTCATATTGATACCAGTTGTATACGACGCTCCGCCATTTACACTATATTTATATGTATCTGGACTCGTGCTTGTGATTTCAACAATAATCTTGCGCGCAGCAGGAGTATTGTTTGCTTCCATTGCAAGATACTGACCCGTCACAAACAGATTATCTTTTCCAGATGAACCAGTGTAAACTGGAACACTTGGAGCATTCAATACACTAATTCCAGCATCGCGCGCAATTAAGATACCAGTTCCGCCATTTACCGTAGTCGAGATTCTTGTTGGCGCTGGTTCGGTTCCATGCACATTATAAGGCGCAATCAAAATTCGATTTACATCTGCAATTGTTGTTCCAGAATATGGATAAACATCTGCGCCCTTTAAAGTTGGAAAAGTGATTGCATTTGCGCCATTTGGAATTTCTAATCCAGCGTTGCCAGAAATAATTGACATTGGCTGCATTGAAAAATACGGTTCACATTCTAATTCCATTTTATAGCTACGGACATATTTAGCTTGCCCCGAAATTGTCATCTTTCTTGTAGAGGATGCGAAATCTTCAGTTGGAATAAGCCGCGCAACTAAAACACGAGTTGCATATGTATGTTCGTAAAAATCAAGATTACCATTTTCACGAGTAATCTGTGTAATTTCACTTGACGTTCCAATACGAATTTGTAACGCAACATTACCTTCTCCAACATCTAAAAACTTGCGCGGAGAATTAGCGTATTCAGATGGCGAATTATAAGCTCCACCATCTAAATACAATTTAGAGATTATCTTAGAAAAAATAACACTAAGAGATTCAACTTTAGTCGCAACGTCTTTATCGCTGGAACCAACTACCATAAAATCAAACGTAATTTTTCTGGTAGTATATCGCATGTCACGAATTGGATTTCCGCCATAAGTCGTACTAATACGCATATCTTCAGACTCTGGATGCTCCATATTAAGCGATTGTTCCAGCAGAACATATGCATTGCTTGGACTGTATGCGGCAACAAAATCAATTCCAGTATCATCGCTTTGAAGATAAATTGATGATGTGTTATATATATTCATATGTTATTATGCCCTTGATAATCTCGAATCACGTACAAATCTATCATAAACTTTTGTTACTAAGTAATCCACAGTTGCTTTATCGATTGAACCACCACCATTATCGATATTAATGGTAATATTGACTGGAATTAAGCCATCTGCGCCAGTTCCAACACTACCCAAATAAGGAGATGGACCTTTTGTCAATAGCGCACTTTTGTGGAGCGGTTTAGCTGATTGATTTTCGGTTTGCGTATTTGTATCTTTATCGGTTTTAGCACTTTTACCAGCTTGCGCAGCCTGTGCTTCATCATCACCAATCCATAGCTTAAACCAAAACGGTAACATATCATACAAATCATCTAACGCTCCCTTCAATCCTTCCCACATTGTGCTTGCGCTACCAGCAAGAGCATCTTTGATACCATTTACGAGTTTGCTACCAAAATCTAAACCAACATTTCCAATTGTTTTTACATTGTCTGTAATCCATTTCGTAATTGCGTCAATACCAGTGCCCATATACGAAGTGTCTGTATCTAGCTTCGTATCCATACCAGTAACCATGTCCGCTGCAATTGCTTGACCGCTTGCATCTAATAGTGGTTGCCCAGTTTTTGCGCGCCACGCATCAACTTGAATTGGAACTGAACCCATTACAGCGATGTATTTTAATGGATTGTTTAATAAATCATTAAAGCCCCATATTAACTTTTCTCCAACTGTTCCGCCAGATACTTTAATGTTTTCTTCTGCATTAGCAGCAGAATCATCGATGTATTTTGCAATAGCCGTAGCGCCTTCGACAATCGCCATTGGTCCAAATACATCGGCAAAGCCCTTCTTAAAACTATTCCCTAAAGCTTCGCCAGATTGTGACGATTGTTGTAACATCCCTTCATCGCCACCAAAACTACCACCACCACCGCCAGCAGATGCTTCTTCACTATCTTTTCCAGTTAAGAAATTTGTCCAATCTGTAACAAATTTGATTGCATTTCTTACGCCTTCTCCAATTTTTGTCAAACTATCATATAACGCATCTGCCTCTTCTCGCAAAGCTTCGGTTGGTTTAACGCCTTTGTTCAGCGTTACGTACAAATCCTCAAAGTCTTTCTTACTGCCAACGCCAGCAAGAATTTTAATGGTTTGAATCAAGAAATCAAGCGCCAATACAAGAAACGCAGCGGCGACAGCTAATCCACCAAAGAATCCACCGATTGACGCCCAAGCACTGCCATCAGTTGCAGCAAAACCAAGTGCAACCTCAAGTTCACCAAATGATTTAACAATTCTTCCCAATGAGCGCCATACACCTTGCCAATCAACATCTTTAATAACAGCGTTCCATCCAATCTTAAACGCTTCAGCAGCATCAATGATGCGTTGTATTGCTATCTCGAACGGAGAAGCATCGCCATCGTTACGCATAAAGATTGCTTTATATGCTTCATCTACTTGAGTTTTTGCAACACCAGCAGCCCATCCAAAGACAAGCATAACGGCGCTAAACGTAGTTAAATACGTAATCGCATCCCAATTAAGTTTTCCGCCCTTTTGTCCAGATTCATAACCCATTAAGAATGCCAAGAATCCGTCATTAATAACTTGCTTGTAACCTTTGATTTTTAGGATTAAGTTATCAAGTTGAGTCATAAAGGCGATAACTTTTGCACGAACATCAGCGCCCTTTTCCCAACCTTGCCAGAATTCATCAGGCATTTTGGAATACTGTTCTTTATCATCACCACGAATAGCTGCGATAAAGCCTTCAATCATACTTCTCGCTGCGCCAAGTTTTTCTGTAAAAGTTTTTGCACTTTCGCTTGCTTTGTTAAATTTTTCCTCTACCTTACCCAATGCGCCAGCACCTTGCTCAAATGGGGTAAAATCAAGCGGCTGAGGTTCATCTTTTGGCTTAGGCGGCTTATCGGGCTTGTCAACCTTGTCCATCGGTCCATTTTGTCCACTTTGAGCAGGGTCGATTAATCCAGTCAGAATACTGATAATTTCTTGTTTCTTATCAATATCATTCTTGATTTTATCCTGTTCAGCTTGTAACGCTGCTTCCTCAGCTTGTAATGCTTCCGCTTTCATCGCTTGTTCTAATTTAATGCGACGAATCATTGCGGTTTGCTGGTCAGCGGTCAAGCCAGTTTGTTTGACAACTTTTCCAATTAACGTTTCGGTTTCAGCGTTGATTCCCTTTAGTGCATCTTGAATTGCCTTTAATCTTGCCTCACCATTCGTATACTGCAATTGCATTGTAACAAGATTTTGGAAATCGTCACCAAGTCCACCCAAGAAATCTGCAATTTGCATCAGGCTGCTTGGAATACCAGTCTGCATACCTTTAATGAAATCTGCAAGGACACTCGCAGATGTTTCAATGCGGTCATTAATAGATTCCGTATCTAAACCAATGTGCGAACCAACCGCAGAAACCGTTGATTTAATCGCATTGAATAATGTACTAAATGTCCCAACCGTTTCAGGCGAAAATCCTTCAAGAACAGATTTAAGTGACTCGTTTACGTAACTGACAGCCTTGCGCGCATCTCCCGCTCCGCTCCTAATACCATCTGCGAAAGCGCCAATAACTCCCTTGCCCCATTTATCAACATTCTTAAGTGGTCCTTCCTTTGGCGGGGAAAAGGATTGAATTAAACCTATGAATGCGTTGATAACACTTAATACAGCGTTATAAGCAGCATTTGCTGCGCTACGAATACCATCCGCAAATGAAGAAATTAAATTGTATCCCCAATCAAAGAATCGAGATACATATGTATTAACAACACCTTCTGCGTTTTGTAAATCTGCAATCAAATAGGTGGAATATACAGCTAATCCCACAAGGGCTGCGACCAAAAGATTCACTGGACTTAATAGCGCAAAAATTGCACCACCAAATCCAATAATGCCTTGCGCAATCATCATCACTACGCCAAACATGGATGACAAACCGCTAATTGTCAAACCAATCATAAACAGCAGCGATGAAAAGAATACAACAACTGGACCTGCCACAGCCAAGAAAACCATCCATCCAACAACTTGGACTTTTACATTTTCACCAAGTTTTTTAAACCACTCCGTCAACATCTGAATGGCAGGAACGGCAATCAATACAAACTTTGTGATGTATGGCAATAATGCATCACCAATTGCGCTACCCGCATATGTGATGTTGTTTCTAAGTATACCTAACTGAACTTTAGTCGATTCAAGCGATTGCTCAAACTCCAATTGCATTCTGGTTCCCTTAGAGAATGCATCATTTGCTACATTAATATTCTTTTCAAGATTTTCCCATGACGAGATAAGGGCTGCAACAGCTTTGCCACCAGTAACGCCAAATTGTTCGTACAATGCGATTTGTTGGTCAACATTGCTAGACATTTGCCCAATGCTGTACGCCATTGACAAAAAGAATCCATTGGCATCTGTGTTAATAAGACTTTCGAGTTCTGTTTTGCTCATGTGCATTGCAGCAGAAGCCTTATCAAGATTAATTGGAATCTTTTGCAGTGCAGCAGCAAGTTCCGTACCCGCTCTTTCAGAGGATGCAACGCCAGAAGCCACCGATGTCGCCAATGTCAAAGATTGAACAATGTCCATTCCCATTTGTTCTGCGATTGGAGCCATTCTTTGGAACGCACTAAGAATATCAGATGCGCCAACGTTGTTGGCAGCTTCAAGCGCAAGAATTACTGAACCAATTTTGTCTTTCACAACATCAAACTGGTCAATGTCATCGTAGTAAAGAATAATAGCCTTACCAAGCTTTTCTACAACATCAGCAGCGGTTAAATCTTCAGCACTCATTACCAATTTTGCAGTCCATTCAGCCAAACCGGATAAACGAGCAGCATCAGCAGCACTATTGATACCTACACCCAATGCACCCCAACCAGCAGCATATTGCGCAAGCTCTTCTCTTGTGTTAGGAAGCATTAACGATATTTGCGTCAATTCATCGCCAAGAATCTTTACTTCGTCTTTTGTTCCACCAGTTGTTTTTTGGACTTCAATTAATGCGTCATCAAAATTGATTGCTTCAGTAACAATCCCCTTCAAGATGGAAGCAATGGGCGCGCTTACAAATATTGAGAAAGCTATACCGAATGACTGAATACCTTGCGCAATTTGTCTGATAGAATTACCAAACATAAGAATTGCTTTGTCGGTATATGCAATAAATCCTGTTACATTTTTATACGCAGATGAAATTGCGCTTGTGACAGTTGAACCAATACGCGAAAATGTTGAGGACGCGAAACCACCAACCGATGACAGCATACCCATCATCTTAGATGTTCCGCCTTGCATGGCGCTTAAAATCCCATTGCCAGCAGAATTTAACGCACCCAAAGCACCACCACCAATTGAACTCAGTAAACTTTTGGTTGCAGGTGGAAGCTCAACTTTTGGAGCAACAGGGGCTTTTATATTGGCAGTTGAAATACCAGCGAGGACATTGCCGTTAGATTTAATTGATTTTAGAGTTTTATCAACCTTTTGCAGAGATGCATCAAGTGTATCCATCTTTGCAGACAAGCTTGATGCACCAGCATCAAGCTTGTTGAACAAAGCCGATAATCCATTGTCTTTGCCGGAAAATAAAACACTAATCGTTGTTCTTGGCATATTTCACTATCCGACGAAAACAAGTTCGCCATCTCTCATGTTTGATTTCAATTCTTTTCCTTCTGCATATCTAATTTGGTCTTCTAGGGTCAAATAAATATCTCCTATATAACTTGACAACGATGAAGCATCTTCTTCTGTCTGCGGTTGTCGCCCAATAGATATTTTTTGCATTTCCCACATCTTTGTTTCGGCGTCTTCTTTTAGAATATATTTTACCGTGTCTGAAATCCAATCAGAAGACTTCGATAAAATATATTCGTCAGTATAGTTAAATCTGAATCTAATTAGATTCAACGAATAACTTAAGTCTGACTTGGGGAAGAGCCTGATGTAAAATTTCTGAGCAGAGCGTTGATATTGCTCAATTCAATTTGACCTTCTACAGCTTGGATGACCCAACCAACATCGAAATTTTCAGTGACATAATCAATTGGCGCACCAGTAAGCGCACTTGCAAATTTAATCAAGTCATCGCCAGAAACAACAGCCAAAATACCCCAAACAAAACTATCGGTATTTTTCAGACCATTTGTGGTAAGATACTTTCTGCCATCAACCGAGAGTCTACCTAAAATGTTCGCAATTGTTGCAATTGCTGCGGGACTCATTTTCTTCAACTGAAAATCTTCGCCATTAATTTGAATTACCATTATCTTTGTCCTTTGTTAAAAAATAAAATGAAATGTGCGATTCATTGTATATAAGTTTATATACAATGAATCGTTTAATCTTACGGATACACTGGCAATGGGACTCTTGTGAGTGGTCCAGTGCCTTGCCCCGACATCTTAATACTGATAATGTCGTTGGTGTTAATATCTTCTGACAGTGTGAAGAATGCACTACCATACCAATATCTAGTATTAGTCGTGCGATTTTCATAAACAACAACTGGAATTGCGTTGTTCGTCACCATCGTCTTTAAAGCTCTATCATCAGCATCGTCGTAATATACCGTGATATCAATCTTCCAAGATTTAAAACCTGGGATTTGGTCTTTCCACGGACCATTTGCGCCATCATCTTGGAAAACTCTTGCTTCAGTAAAATCCCAATCATATGAGATACTAACTGAGTTGCTTTGTGGCAATTCAGTCGTTCCGCCGAACAGGATTTTTGAGTTGCGACCCATTAACTTCCCCATACTATTCCCCCACTTCACGCAATAGCGGAAGTATTATATCGTTCACACGATTGTCATAACTTTCTTTGTTCATAATGCATTTTTGCGCATTACTCAATCTGTTCTTTCTTTCTTCTGGATTATCCAAAAGATTGCGAATTGCATCAGACGTTTCATCACTGTTTGATACGAACGGTATTGAATCGCCAAATACATCTTCAATCTCTTTTCGATAATCACTAATAGGCAAACATCCGCACATTACAGCTTCTCTTATGCGTGGATTGGCGCTATATGCGTTTTCTGCATGACGATGAAAATTAATTGCCAATTTTGAGTTCCTATATAACTCAGCTAGTTGGATATTATTTAATGTGCCATGCACGAAACGATTGTTATTTAATGTTAATTGTGTATCCGAATCAGAATAATTTCCAATCATTTTCACATTGATATTTGTCCAATCAATGCGATTGAAAAAATTAACTCTCTCTGGATACAATGTTCCACAAAATACCACATCATGCTCTTGATTGTCAATTTCGTGGTAAGGATAATGCACTTCTTTTGCATACGAATGCGGCAAATATTCAACATACAATTCTCCATCTGGATTGTACGCTTCCGCAGAATACTTATCATTAAAGAAAGCATAATCGGAATAATTCATGTAAAATTCTTGTTCGTCATCTTGATATGGAGATTCTGTAAAAATGTATCCTACACGATATGAAGTTTTTAATAAACTGCGCATATTGTAAACGGCAGCGGATATGTATTGCGGTACAGCTAATCCACCAACAAATAAAATATGCTCTGGTTGGGAAAGAACAGCTTGAGAAATAATATCACGAGAAGCGCCAAGAACAGTTTTATGCAAAACATCGCCTTCTGTCATCTCTGGATACATAGACACAATTGCTCTATGATGATAATCCATTGCCATGTGATACGGAAACGTCGTCAGGTCAACGCCTGCATCTGCTAAAGCCTTTGCGTAATAACGATATATATCGTATGTCGAATGATTTGCTCCATGAGCAACCAATAATATTCTCACCTATCACTTTTCCTTTACAAAAGTCACATGTGTTTTATCTGTCTCTTTAATTTCAAACATGGTCAAAATAACTGATAGTAAATTATCCACATCAATGCATTTGGGAACAATAAAGATTCCGCCAACTTTTAACGCTGTATAAGCTCTTGCAGCTACGACATCAAGTGGAAGATTTTTGTTATCCCATAATACACAATCAAATTCAGCAACTGGCAATACAGTATATTGATTAATTGCATCGCTAGTCTGCGCATTCTCTGGAATTACGATTTCAACTTTTTCTTTTTTATCCATTCAAAGCCTCTTTGATTTTCATCACAATACCAATCATAATATATTCGTCTCTTTCATTTCTACTATACGTCATTGGAGTTAATACCGAATGGATGCTTCCATCCATTACCTTCCCCCCAAGAGAAAAGTCAGCGCCCAAAGCGTCAATTATTGCTCTAACGCCACGATACGCCATTTGAATTTGAATTGCATTATCTTCGCGGCTTCCTTCCAATAAGCAGAACATGTTAATTAATACGCGCCAATCGAAAATAACGTTTGCAGAATCTCCGCTTTGTCCAGCTTCATCAGAAAATGTATGGCTAATGACGACACAAAATGGATTGTTGTCAGAGTTCATTGACGTGTAATCAAAAACCAGCAATGAATCAATGTCGCAATTTTCTGCGTTTAAGAAATCAACGGTATCTATTAAATAGTCACGAACATAAAATAAATGGTTCATATAAATGTCTTTTGTATCAAATCAATAATCTTGTTAGAAGCGACTTTGAAATAATCGAATCTTCTCTTTCCTGCTGGCGCTAGTGGCGCAATAGTCGAAGTTGGTCCAATTGCAGCACCCTTTAACATTGACAAGCGAATAGCGTAAGATACACGCGACATTTCAGTTTCATCCAATCCGCTAAACTCTGGCTTTAGTTTCATCCAGTCCATCATCACATCTTTTGGGGGTGGTTGGTTCCATCCAGTTTGGATGGACGCTGCTGCCCAATCATCTGAAAAGATTTTAAATCCAGAACTATTAGCAATGACATTCCAAGATTCTTCCAAATTTCCACTGCGACTTAACGGTTTTAGAATCTTTTGAATCTCATCTTTAGATTCCTCTCCGAGCTTTAACATTGTGTCTTTATCAATCAAAATAGTTTTGGAAAAAGATACGTTACCAGATTTATATGTCATTCCAACATGACTAAATGTTCCAGCCATTATGTCACCTTGATACGTCTTGGTAGATTCGCTTGTATAATACCCATAATCTTACCATGTACACCATAGGATTTCAAAACTTCCTCTGGCATCATTGTTCTGTCTGGACGATACTTTCTTAAAACTTGGTCTGAACCTTCATTGCGCGGAATGGCTACCATTTCTTTGATACATAAAAGAAGCGTAGCTTTTAAAGACTGTTGATAATTTTCAGGAATTGACGCAATGCCACCAATATTATAATCCAATTCAATGTTTGCAAACCCACGTTTAAAAACTTGTAGACGAGGATTTTCTTCGCTATTCTTCATGTAAATCTTATCCCATGAAACATAATATAGCGAAGGGCTGATAACAGCGCCATTAACCGTGATGCTTGCCACAGAATTAATTGGAGCATGAGCCAATAAAATAGGGGAACCATGCCCATGTGCTGTGTGAATTATATTAATTGGCGCTTCAAGATTCGACCAGCCAGTAAAGGTTTCCACGACACCAAGAGTGGTATCATAAAACATGTCTTCGATACTTCCTGCGCTAATTCTTGCGAAGTTAGATACTTCGTCTTTTGATACGATTTTCCACATAGGCTTATAAAGAGATTGAGAGTATTGGTGGAAAAACACACACCAATACTCTCGATTAAAAATTAAGCTGCTCTTGCATTTCTTGCAATGATGTTCAACTCTGGATAAGCACAGCGCAAAGCCATGAACCCTTCCAGCATGAACCGATACGAACCATTTGTGGTAGCCAATGGAACGTAAGACATATACGAATCCATTTTCTCGCCCAATGGTGAAATCCCACCAACCAATCTGTTTCCTCTTTCGCCTGGAGTGACGTTAATCAGTGTAACGATTTCGTCAGTACCAGTCAAAGGATTCACAGCGGCATTTGGAACATTAGCGCCAGTGTCATCCCAAGTCGCCAATGCGCCAGTCACGTTACCGTTGGCATCATAGGTCAAAGCTGGAATCACAGCAACCAAACTCATATCTGCAACCACGTTGGTCGTACCACGCCACACCTTATACAGCTTGGCATTGGCATCAGCAGTCCAAGTTAATCTTGCAGTCAAGTTTGTGGTAGCAGTCGTCACCGATGCAGCCGCACTTGCTTTCTGTTCGCCATTCAAGGTAACAGAACTGATTGCGTAGTAATACGTACCCGCAGTCACAGTACCACCAGCCACAGCCGAACCACTCAAAGTTGGCGAAGTTGATGTAGACAATGGAGTAAACAGAGTCGTTGGCATCAAAGGAATGCCACGATATGTTTCCATTTCAAACCCGCCTTCCATCTTAACACGGTCGGTCAGTCTAGTGACACGAGTCTGCAAAGCCGAAACTCTCGAAATCATTGGCTGCGACAGAACAAACATCCATTTGTCCGAAGCAGAACCACGATACGTGCGAGTCTGGTCAATCATTGCATCCAGATTGGTCAGAGAGAGTGCAGCCCCGCCCAAATCAAGATTCGACCCACCATTGCCGATAGCCAATTTAGCCTTTGCATCAGCGTTGACAGCGGCTTCAATCCCATTGAACTGGAAAGCATCCGAAGCATTACCAAAGAACAACAGCCATTCCAGAGTATTAGCAACACCCAACACCGAAGCGTTGATTTGTTCCTGCAACTGATTCACAAACTGTGCAGTCAATCCCTGAGCGAAGGACGAAACACCGCCCCAGCTACGGACAATCTTCAGAGCAACATCACGCAGTTCATACGTGGCGCTACGGAAGTCTGCATCACCCAACTCACCCTGAACCCAACCACTTGGGACAGATGTACGCTTTCTATACTGATGAACTGGCGACTGAGCTTGGTCAATACCAATAGCCTCAAGCAGTGGCAGTTCTTTTACAAGCAAATTATAAATCTGTGGTGATAACTGCTCTTGCCACAACTGTGGTGCATTGGCAGTAGTCGTTAAAGCCTTTTCTAAGTCAAACATATATTCCTCTTATTTTTTGATTGAGCGAGCAATGATACCCGCCATAACGCCATAAGCATCAGCTTTTGACATGTTAGTAACATCAAACTTTTCAACCTTCTCTGGTTGTTCACCGACGTTTACAGCGCCCTTTCGTTCAATCGAAAATTCACCTTTGCTAAATTCAGCAAGGCTTTCTTTGACTGTATCCGAAATGAGAGCTTTAATTTCATCGGTACTTGGTTTTTCAGTTGCTAGTTCAGATTTAGCAACAGCCACATCTTGCGACGCGGAACCCCCTTCTGATTTAATCATGTTTAAAACAGTCAGCGCACCAGAAACCGATTCTTGAATTGCAGCGATTTTAGTACTTAATTCGCTTAACGCAACCATCACGGTATCCTGAAACGCCTTGTTAACATCTTCAACATTTACGTCGCTTTTCTCGACTTCGACTTCAATTTCAACCTCTTTTTTGTCATTTTCAGGAGCATCAGATTCACCTTCTCCGGTTTCATCTTCTGTTTCCTTGTCAGGCGCAACATCAGCTTTGGCAACCTCAGTTACCGCATCTTCAACTGCACTTTCTGATTTTTCAACAACAATCTCTTCGGTTGGAGTAACTTCTGCGACGATTTCTTCGTTCACATCGTTCATGGATTCCTCCGTTAATGAAGGCAACACATTGCTGTTATCGCCCTCGCTTTTAATATACGTGATTCTTGCTTTTGTGTTTTTTGGTCTATCCGTGATTGAAATTTCAAATATATAGAAGTCTTTGATTCTCATCACATAGCCAACTCTTCTCAGTCTTTTAATTACTGCTTCTGGCAAATGAGAATATTTATCTTCTGGTATTTGACTCAACGGAACCCGTATCAATCCCGATTCATCCACTTTAATACCAACACTAAAGCCTTTGTATACACGATTCTTGGTCTTCTGAATTAAGTCGGAATCAAATAACTTAACAACAAAGTGATTCCAATTGTTTGGGTCATATGAGTGTAACACGCCAACAGGTTGCTGATGATTATCTCTTACGTTACCCCATGCCATATACTCTTGAAATTTGGCAATAAAATCTTCACGAAAGATAATATGACCATCAACATCAACGCTATCACTGCCATAATATCCAGCAACAATACCGTCTTCATTTATTGTATTGTTTAATTCGCCATACAAACTTTTATGATAGTCACTCATATGCTATATGCTCTATTGCCATTCTCCCTTACTAGGGCATTAAAGATTTCACGAGCCTCTTTAGCCGTAATAACCTTTCTTCCGATAAAATCTCTAATATCTTTTGGCGTTGGCAAAATTTCTAATACACGACCGACTTGAATCCCAAAGATACCAGCGCCAAAATCGATATAGCTAAATCTTTCTTTATGGGCGTGAAAAATTTCAATCATTGCATCCGAAAGCACATTTTCAATGTACACTTCATTATTTAGCAAATCGATTCCCATTGATGATGAATATTCCATATCCCACTCCTTATACTATACGATTAATTTTTTGTCAAATTCACATATTCAGAAATGATGTTATCGAAGATAACACATGTGTCTGATTTGTCTAAATCTGCTATGGCGCTTTTAATTAAAACGCACGCTTCTGGATTGATAATGTTTGTGACAAATTCTCTATCATCTCGTTTGCCAGTTTTTCTGCGAGATTCAAATCTTTTCCACTGGCGGAGTTCAGTCAAAATTCCCTCTACATCCTCAGATTTACGTTCGTAGTTTGCATCCTCTTCTCCATTGCGCGCCATATCAAATTGTCGGTTGCTTCCGCCATTTTTAATTGGAACAACTTCTTCTTGACTCGTTGTTGGGTTATCCGTATTCTCAGCAACACCACCTTTTGCATCAAGTTGCTGCATTGGCATTTCGACAACGCCATCTGTTGATACCCAGCCACCATTCGATGGAACGAAGAATTTATCACCATATGGGTCACTGCGTAATTGTTTACCAATTGACGAACGCGCTTCATTCGGAGTGATAACACCGTTTTGTACATATCTGCCAAGAATTGTCGCCTCTTCCAGAGCGGTTGACAAATCAGGTCGATTGAAGGCAAGCTTATATTCTGGCAAGTCAAACTCTTGCACCATGATTTGATTATAAATGCCTTCTTCAATAAATTGGAACACTGGACGCAAAGTATTTTCGTGAAACTCTCTTCTAAGCTCACGATGGTTTGTTTTACTTGCATTATCTGTAATACCAAGTTTTGCAGATGATACACCAGTTACAGCAGAGATTTCTTCTTGGTTATAACGTCTCCCTTCAAGATAAGGGGCATCGTCATTGCTTCTGCTTCGATGTTCTTCAAATTTAGCTTGCCCACGAATGACTAGCGGATTTGAGCCAAACGCTTCAATACCAGTATATCTATTGGCAAGCATCGCAAGAAAGTCTGCATAATCCTGTTCCGATGTAGAAGGGTCAACAACCCACACACCATTATAAGGCGCATTGATATTTTCAAACTGAAACTTATATGCTTTTGCAGCGTACAAATCACTTGGAATTGTATTATCACTTAATGAATCATAATCAGTGCTACCGAAGATTGAAAGGTCAAGCCCAGGATTTGTGACAAACATTAAATCTCTTGCTTTGTATTCAACGATTGATTGCGAATTCCACGGACGAAAATAATATGATGGGTCAAGAAACTTACCATTTTCATCTACGTTTGGCATCGTAACCCCAGGCAACACGTCAAATCCAATCATCTTGCCGCTATTTCTATCCCTAATCTTCTCCCACGTAAATTGACCATATAGAACAAAGCTATTGGCGGTATAATACATTTTAGATGACAAGCCCATTGTATCTTGAATGTATTTTATCTTTTTAGGGGCGGCGAAAAAAGCGTTATTAATATCGACCATAATCTTATCAATTTCTTTTTGGCGCTTTTCGCTAATGTCTGTCCCATAAATTGGATGTCTAACGAATGTAAACCCGCCACCAATTGCAGCACGACCAATGCTAATTGCAGATGCGCGTGTCCAGCTATGATGCAATGCTGCATTTTTCAGCACTGTAGATTTTGCGTAATATTGCATAAATCCAGCATCACGATTAACGTTGGAATTGGCAAGAATATCAGCGGCAATGTAATTCGTATTTAATGCAGCGATTGTCATTTCTACCTCTTTAAATTTGCATACGGATTAACAAGAGCTAGTCCGTGATTTGAAACTCTAAATTCTGTGTTCTCCAAATCTGGAAAAACAGGCACTAATATATCACCACTTTGCATAGAATAGATACTTCGTCTGTATGATTCAACTTCGCTATCCATTCTATCAATTGATACTACTTGCAAACGCCCACGCGCAACTGCCATATCTGCCGCAATCATTGCATACAAAATTGCATCTGCGTAATGGTCGGGTCCAACGCATTTCCATGTGTGAAACGATAATACACCACCAGTTCTTGATGTTTGCGTATCGATGTCACGCCTCATGTTGCATAAGTGGGATACAGCTAAAGATACTTCCGGCGAAATTGCACCATCCGAATAAAACAAAATTGATGAATCTACAAACTTTTGTAAAAGCATGTCGTATCCATCTGTCTTGTTGATAAATATTCTTTCTTGTTTTACATTATAGATTTTCTCTGCATTTCCAAAGAAGGCTAAACGGATTTTATTGTTGTTGGCGGCGACCTTCATAGCGGAATGATGATTTGGCAAAGCATCCAATACTCCATAGCGCACGCCAAAAATATCCGCAAGTCTGGCAATTTCGTCAAAGTTTTCTGTTGTTCCAACTTGCACAATTTCGTTATGTGATTGATAAACCTTCATCACACAATAATGCAATGTGTTTCCCTGATCGCAACCTATTACGTAAACACTATCCGTGTCTCTTTGCATTTCACGTTTGACATCATTTGAAATACATGTATTCAGAATATGGTCTTTATCAAATGCAGCGGAAGCAGGCGTATATGGCAATCCCAAACGATAATTATAAAACGTCTTACGCTCAATGGTTCTGTACTCGTTATACAGCTTTTTGGGCGTTAAAGATGGAATCATTAGCTGGCTGATTTGATAACCAGAAATACCAGATTTTGTATCGCCAGTTGCAATCCATCTGCCATCACGAATGTCTTCTGGATGAATTTTTCGCCCACATTTAGCGCAGCGATAACCAGCTTCGCCACGAACCACTTCTAAATTTACGTCCCAATTCATGGTTTGTTCATAATTGCAATAACCACAATTAATGAACCACATCTTTTTATCAGAGATTGCATAAATTGCATCAATTCCATATCCGTCAATACTTGGAGTTGAAATTTGATGATGCACACCAATACTTGAGGCATCAAGTCTTGAAATCGCCTGTTGCAGAAATTGCTGATTTGAAAGGTCTACTTCGTCATTTACCATCCAGTCAGCATCTAACATGCGAGGCGGAACAGACATCTCGATAAAATGCAGCCAAGATTTTTTGTACTTCTTCATACGCACGTTATCAATTTCGGAAATCGCCTTTTGAATTATTGGTGATTCACTGATAATATCATGCAATCTGGAATTAACCATATCATACACATCGTCTTGGCGGGGCAGTGTGTATAACAATCTACAAGTCTGCTCTTCAGCAAAGTGCAGCATTTTGATAAGAAAAACCGTACTCATTCCTACCTGAGTCGGTTTTCTACATACAATCTTTTGACTATCATCATTGATAATGTCAAGTTGCCATTTTCTATCGGTAAAATCCCATTTTGCGCCTTTTGGGAGTCGGATATTATTTACAGCCCATTCTACAGTAGATGCCATATTCTATTCCCCTACAAAGAAAGAAACCTCTTCTGGAATTTTATAGATTTCACGATAGCGCATGGGAGAAACAGAATGTTCCGAGCGGATATGCAATACAAAATCTTTTACATATTTTCCGCAAACATGACATTGCAATGTTCCATTTTCTTCATCAATATTCATTTCTCCATAGGATGTGTCAGCGTGCATGAGTGGTTCATCTTCTAAAATCTTTACATCATTGATAACAACATATGATTGCTTATTGCTTGGGGCGGATGAATATTCGCGCACAATTGCAGCGGATTCAGCATTAATATTACTTTCTGCTTGCGCTGGTTGTTCCACCGTCAATTTGACATCGGTTTTTCGAGATGATATCATACCTAACACAGATTTAGCCATGTCTGCTTGAATACGTCGCCCAATGACATCTGAATTATCAATTGGTTCAGTTATCTTTTCGATAGCGTATTGAGCAGCAAGGACACCAGCTTGATTTATAAAAGCTTTTATAACAGCATCGGTATTAGAGCGCACATCCTCGACGGCACTCTTAAACAATACATCTGTATTTGTCCAAGCAGAAATTGTTGCAGCAGGAATTTTATACATCTGCGCAATCTTGGTTGCAGGAACATTCATCGCAACCAATGGAACTACGTTTTTCTGCATTTCAGTTAATGCATCTGATTCATATCTTTGTATTTCGTTCATGGAACACAAAGTAACACAATTTTTATCTAAAGTCAAAAAGAGGGATTACAATGTTATCATTTAAGTTAAGCGAAGAATTTGTTGATTCGTATCGTAGCAAACCAGAGAAGTTTGGATTTAATGGATTGGGTAATATCGTTTTTTATCGCACATATTCCCGCGTCAAAGAGAACGGAGAATATGAAACATGGACGGATGTTTGCGCTCGCGTCATCAATGGTATGTATAGCTTATTACAAGACCATGCAAGGAAGAATAAAAGACGTTGGGATTCTGACAAGGCGCAAAAGGATGCGCAAGAAGCATTTGATAGAATGTTCAATTTCAAATGGACACCGAGCGGAAGAGGTTTGTGGATGATGGGAACTCCGTTTATCCATGAGCGTAAAACATCAGAAGCTTTACTAAATTGCGCCTTTATTGGAACCGAAAATATTAAGCAGGAAGGCGGAGAAATCTTTGAATGGATTGCCAATATGCTTATGTTGGGCGTTGGCGTTGCATTTGATACAAAAGGTGCTGGCGAAGTATTAGTGAGCAGCCCAAGAAATTCAGCATCAACATATTTGGTTGACGATTCAAGAGAAGGCTGGGCGCGCTCAATCAAGGTGTTGGTAAATTCTTACTTGGATGGAACTGACGTGGCTTTGTTTGACTACTCGATGGTTCGCAAGAAAGGTGAGCCAATTAAAGGATTTGGTGGAGTTGCAAGTGGTCCAGAACCATTGATGTTATGCCATGATAGAATTCGTGAGTATATGAATAAAAATGTTGGCAAAAAAATCACTTCACGAACTATTACAGATATTTGCAATGCAATTGGCGCTTGTGTTGTTGCGGGAAACGTAAGACGCTGTTTGCCGTATTATGCAAACGTACAAACTATCGATGGATATAAAAAGATTGCTGATATCAATGTTGGCGATATCGTTGTTACTGGCGGAATTGCAAATAAAGTTACAGCAAAAATTGATTCTGGTATCCAAAATACGTTAATCATTAAACATAGATTTGGCGCACTAGAATGTACTCCAAACCACGAAGTTGCGGTATTTAATTCAATTGGAAATTATGTCTTCAAAAAAGCGTCAGAAATTATGGTTGGCGACAGACTTGTATTTGACAGCATTGGAATTGATGGAAGTGACTCGATATTGCCAGAATTTGTAAATTCACAACATCCAAATTCAACGCAAATCAAAAATTTTCCAACAACAATTAATAGTGATTTGGCGTGGCTAATTGGCGCTTTGCATGGCGATGGACATATTGGAAATGACAGCATTGAAATTTCACAAGAAATGAAATATTTTTCTATTCTCAAAAAAATACAACGCACGATGTATGAATCATTTCTTGTATGGGGCGAAATTCACCAAAGCGGTAACGAGAAAATGTTCAGATATCGCTTTCACTCCGTTTCACTATCTTCATGGATGAAAAAGAATGTCAAGCGGTCAAAAGAATCAATTTCTGTGCCAGAATTTATTAAATCATCTAGCAGAGATGTCAGATTTGCATATCTTGCTGGATTACTAGATACAGATGGATGCATCAGAAAGAGTAGCACAATTTGTGCGGTATCTACAATATATCTTGATTTTGCAAGAGATGTTGTAGCTTTATTGGCAAGTTTGGGGATTGCATCGAAAATCAATACAAGCATCAAAAGCAGCTATGGAGGAGAAGTTATATCACATGAAGTAACAGTTTCTGGTTCGAGAAATAAGATGATTTATACCATGTGCGTAGGTTCGCACTCTGAATCGCAAAAGATGAATAATTCGTCAAACAATGGAACAATTGATTTTTCCTATCCAAAAAACATGTTGACAAAGGATATTGTTGATAATTTGTCTAATTATCACGATGGCGGAAATATAAACATTGGCAATATTCAAATTGATTGCAAATATTTACCAACTGAAGTGTTATCGGTTGAAACATCTGAAGCTGTCCAAACTTATGATATTGAAGTTGAAAATGTTCATCAATTTACAACAGATGGAATTGTGGTTCATAATAGTGCGGAGCTTGCATTGGGCGAAGCGGATGACCAAGATTATATCGCTCTAAAGAATTACTCACTGGAAGAAAATAAATACCGACAAGAAATTGGTTGGGCTTCCAACAACAGCATCATTGGCGATGGCGTAAAACAATACGGAGCAATCGCTGAAAATATCCGTAATAATGGAGAGCCAGGAGTTGTGTGGCTGGAAAATATTGAAAGATATGGACGCATGGGTGAAGAAAAACACGATAACGCAATCGGCGTAAATCCTTGTTCGGAGATACCATTAGCATCGAGAGAGATGTGCGTATCTGGCGATACATATATCCAAACGCGAACAAATGGTGTTACAAAGATTAAGGACTTAATTGGAATTCCAGTTGAAATCTGGAACGGAGAAAAATGGGCAAACGTTACTCCGTTTGAAACGGGAAAAAATGTGTTATACAGAATCACGTTAAGCGATGGTTCGTATTTGGATGCAACTCCAAATCATAAATGGCTTGCCAAAACGAAAACACAAGCGAATATGCGAGAATTAATGACAAAAGAGTTATCTGTTGGAATGAAATTACCGTCATTTTCGTTAGGCAAATCTGAAGGTATTTTCGATGACAATGCGTATGCATATGGATGGTTTGCTGGCGATGGATTTATGGACGATGGAACTCCAATGGCTGTTGTGCAAGAAAGTGAATATTTTATCGCAGAAGATAATAATTGGAAAACATATAAGGCACAGCATCCAGAAGGATATAATGCTCCGTTCAAAAGAGTCACATTCAATGGTGTGTTAAATCCAGAAAACTGCAAACAATTGCGAAACAAAACAGATGGTTTACCAAAAAACATTATGGATTACGATAATGATTCAATCGCAAATTTCATTGGCGGATGGATTGACGCAGATGGTCATTTGGCAAAGCAGACAAATACAGATAACTATATTTTATATGGCACTGAGCAAAAAATTAGAGATGCTCAATTATTATTAAGAAGAATTGGAGTTGACCACGCAAGCATCCAATTGTATGCAAAAAAGGGCGAAAAAACTAATTTTGGAATTCGCAACTACGACTTATGGAAAATTTATATTCCATCGTTTGAATGCGAAGCAATTAAAACGCAACTCAAAAAAGCCACAAGATTTGGAAGCAGAATTGGCGCTAACCCAAGATATTCTGGTGTAAAAATTGACCATGCAAGAACTCAAAAAATTATCAGAATCGAAAAAATTGCCGATAGCGAACAAACATACTGCTTTTTTGAACCAGAAAAGAATATGGGCGTCTTTGGAAATGTAATTACAAAGCAATGCAATCTTTCAGAAATCTATATGCAAAACATGACTGATGAATATGATTTTCAGCGCACAATCAAATTTGCATATCTTTATAGCAAAGCAATCACGCTAACGTATGAATGGATTACAGATTCTAAATCACGTAAAATTATGATGAAAAATCGAAGAGTCGGAGTTGGCACAACTGCAATTGCGCAATTCTTAGGAAAACATAGCGTTGAAGATTTAGTTGGTTGGTGGGACAGAGGATATAAACTTATACAGTCCTACGATGACCGATACTCGCAATGGCTGGGTATTCCTAAATCTATTCGCACAACGACAATCAAGCCTTCGGGAACAGTTTCTTTATTGGCTGGCGCTACCCCAGGAATCCATTACCCACATGATAATTTTTATATCAGACGCGTAAGAATTCAAGATGATACACCAATGTTAACGGCGCTACAGTATGCTGGATATAAGATTGAAAAAGATGTTTACTCTGCCAATACGTCTGTAATTGAAATTCCAATCAAGGTGGAAGGGGAAACTTCAAAGAATAAGACTTTATGGGAACAATTACAACTTGCTTCATTGGCGCAAAGATATTGGTCTGACAATTCTGTTAGCGTTACAATTTCGTTTAAGCCAAGTGATGTTACTGGCGACGAGATTGCAAATGCAATTTCACTATACGCAGGTGAACTGAAATGTGTATCGATGTTGCCAATTACAGAAGAGGGGCAATATGAACAAATGCCGTATGAAAGCATTGCAAAAGAGAAATACGAAGAAATGATTGGGGATATTACACCAATTGCGAACCTTGCAGAACATATGTCAATCGTTAATAAAATGAAAGATTTATATTGCGAAAATGATTCTTGTGTTATTAAGTGATAAAAAAAGACCTGTTTGGAACATACCCAAACAGGTCTTTTTTTATTCTTCACCGCTAACATCACCAGATGCACAAATAATCCAATAAACTACAGCAGCAAAGAAAATCATTGGCGCTAAACAAAACATATTTATTTCCAAGTTCTTATTACATCTATTACGGTAATTTTACCTATTTCAACGTTAGATAGCTCTTCACAAGATGCTTTTGCTGCGGCTCTAACAAAGGCTTCTTGCACAATTTTCATTGGAAGATGCCATGCAATCCAATAATAAAGTTTTTAACCATTTAACTTAAACACTCGCAATTATTGCAGCAACAAATCCAATGACAAAAAACACTACAACTAATCCAAGCGTAAATAAAGCTGGCGACCAAACCCACCACCACGACCATTCGATATATCCAGTGAGTTTTAATCCAATAAGCAAGATTTGCAGCCAACCGAAAAATGACATTCCACCATTATTGTTTCCCACTTTTCTCTCCTAATCCTAGAATAACAACGGTAATCGCAGATAGCATTACCAATAGAAACAAAACCACAAACGGAAAAGTTATCCATACCCAAAATGACGGTGTATATACTGCTATATACCCTTTGTATAGATAGACTAGAATCCCGCCAAGAATGAAAGGCGCACAGATTTTTGCCAAACCCTTGAGCGCGTATTTATTCATCTTCAAACTCATAATCTCCGACATTTCCAATAGTTTCAGTTCCAAGTTCGCATACGGTTGAGCCAAAGCAAAATATTGCGATTAGCGTAAATGGTAACAAAAGGAACCATCCCTCAGAAATCATAATTGCAGAAACATACGCAACAATCAAATATATGATTGCAGAAAGCACATTGTATAGTGTTTCAATTGGCGTTGATTTGCGCACATATTTCCAGCCTGTATCAAAGATTTTGTCCATTATTTCTTATCCACCTTTTCGTCTGTGTGACAAAAGCATACATATTTTCTATGTCCATTATCATCTGTCAATATAAAACTCCAAGCGTTATTACATCCATCAATTTCACATTTCGGAAAAAGATTTGTATCCCGCTTACAATGGGGGCAGATATAAATTACTGTGTCCATCAAGTACGGATTTGGCACAAAAAGAACATCTACATAATCAAACACTGCATCGCATTTTTCGCACACATATTTATCAAATTTACCAAGCACGCTCATTTGATTATCTCCATTGTAACCATTAATTCTTCGCCACGTTGACAAGCGTGAAAAGCTTTTGTTACGAGCCTAACAATATCGCCAGATGTAATTGTCTGTGTTCCATCACATGTTTCAGAAATCTCAATTTCTAATTCTCCATCAATGAATATTTTTTCATTCCATGAAGATTCAGGCATATATTCAGGCTTACGTTTGCGTTGCACTAGAATCAACATCTTCTTCTCCATCGATATATTCAAGTTCGAGAGTCTCGCCAGCTAGCGCCAGTTGATAGCCTTTTTCCATATATAAATACAAATCGTGGCAGTCAACCAAATCACGACCAATTACAGCGTCTTCTGGTGTTTCAGATAAATCATGGACAACTTTCTTTTCTTTTCCGTCGAAATACATTGTCTCGACAGAATATCCCCACTTATCTTGCGTATAGACGATTTTTACTTTCATTCATTTCTCTCCCCAATGACAACTTTTGCAGCATCTGCAAAATCTCTGTACCAATGCCATACGCTATATACCGGAACGCGTTGTTGACATGCATACATCATTGTTTCATGTGTTCCGCCAATTGGAGTTCCATCATACAGACCAACAACATAGTTGCACATATCAACCATATATTTGTCACGCTCAATATATGCAGATTTATTTGATTTGACAGAATGATAAATTACCGTTTCAGCACCTTCAAGACATTTATGATATGTTTCAATATCTCGCTCAGACCATTTGCGTTCTTGTCCACGAAAAGGCAAAACTGCGATGAATGGAATTTTCTCAATAAGGCAAGCTTTTGCGACTGCAATATCAAAACCTAGCGCCATTCCAGTAATTACTTTCTTGGGTTCAAAATGTTCTAATACCTTAAATGCTGTATCAAGAGTTGCGGTAGCCACTCTATGATTATAACCACCTAATCGCGGAGGACGATGACCCGTAACTGTCATTGTGTCCATTTTTATCTCCAATTAAAAAGGATTGCGTATAAGTTTATATACGCAATCCAGACTTACTTAGGTGAACAAATCATCGTCTTCCTCATTTTCAACTGGCTTGCGTGCAGCAGGCTTAGTCTTTGGTTTTGCATCGCTACTATCGGACTTTGCACTTGCTGACTTCTTGGTAGACTTTGCATCGGCAATCATTGACAAATTTTCGATGTGGTCAACAGTTAGAGTGATAATGCTGCGCTTGCCTTCTTCATCATTTGGGTCTTTACGCATAGTAAGCTTGCCAGAGATGACAACGGCATCGCCCTCGTTGATTGTAACTTGTCGAAAACAAGCCAGTGGAACAAAATAAGCCACTTCCTTCCATTCATCGTTTTTATCTTTGTAATCCTGCCGATTAACTAGTGTCAGGAATGCGCCACCACTTTTCATTTCAACTACGCGGAGAATATTTCCCGATAACGTAAAACTATTAAGATTCTGCATAAATTTCCTTTACTATCTGTTTGAGCTGATTACGAATCAGCCTCGTATGTGCCGTTGCATGGCACGTTCTGCACAATGTAACTCTGTTTTTTGGAGATAAACATAAATGCATTGTTTTTGAACCAAATGCGCTTCTTGGTTCAATTTCATGCACTTCAAGATTACTGCGAGACATACACAGCACGCATTTTCCATCGCGCTCAAGTATATCCCTATTCTGTTGTAACATATTTTCCGCTACATTTCTGTATACGTTAGCCTTATTATACGCTTTTCTTTTCATAATGTCAAGTCGTAAATCAAAACCTACAGAGTGGCGGCGTCTGCGTGAACGATTGCGGAAGAGTTTTGCAATATCCATTCATACACGAAAAGAATTGGATGTTCTATGGTTTTCTTTGATTGCAAATATTCATTCTTGATTTTTAGCATAATCGTACTTTTATCTTTAATGAATATTGACGTAGAAATCTTGCGCTTAAAATTCAACACAATGATAAAAGCAGAAGTTCCATCGGTAATCGAAAACACGGTTGATTCCGAGGCATCATTGATTTTGGTACACAACAGCTTAATCATTTCATCGTAAGAATCAAGCCATTCTGGTACTTCAATAAAATTCATTTCCATAGATATTGCATCACTTTAATTAGAGCATCTATCGAAGCGTCAGCAACTGCGTCGTTGCTGCCATTTCTAATTGGTAAATACACGACGAGTCGATTATTCGCATAAGTAACACCAGCGGCATTAGTTAAACTTATGATTACAATATTTGCAGCTTTATCATCATCCGTAAAAGTTACTTTCCCTAGCAAGGCAGAATGCAAAAGGGCTTTTTCCTTTTCGGGCGCATTTTTAAGGTAAATTATTGGGTCGCTGATAACTGTTCCTAAACTTCGTAAGGAAGCGCGTATAAATTTGTATATCGCATAAATCATTTCTATCATTTGCATATTTCTTCTCCTGAACATAAATATCATACCACATTTATTTGCAGATGTCAAGCTACACGCGTAAACCTTGAAAAGCAATCTGCTGTCTGTCAGTCCCTTGAAGCGGGACTAAAACGATTAAGGAATAAAAAATTGGTGAATTTTGCGCTGAAACATTAAAGGAACATTAGAGCTTTATTAGAGTTTCATTAGAATATGAGAAAAGCGCCTATTTTCATCTTTTTAGGGGTTGTTATGCGAAAATAAGCGAATTCTAGCGATGTTGAAATTTGGAAACATGGTTTTGCATGTAATAGAATGGTGAAAGTTAAGAAAAACCTTTTTCTTGTTAGTTTCTTTTTGGTAAAGTTTCTACTAAGTATAATTATGTATAAGTTGAAAAGCAAGTATACATATATAAATACATTACTTATGTTATTTGGATTCTTTATATACATACTTTACTTACGTAAACTATATATATAAAGAATCAATAAAATACTTGCGTATTTTATTCTATAAACTATTATTAAATACAGAAACATAAGTATACTCATTACTTAAGTATACATATTATTAAAAGCAGAATATGCGCGTGCGCGTATTGTATCTTGTGTTAAAATAGGTTTTGATTCACCGCTTGACTTTTCCTCTCGGTAGTGCTATAATACTCTCATGGAAATAAAAGAAATCACATTGGCACTTAACGGTATCACTCCTGAACAGCTTGAACCGGAAGCGCAAGAAAACAAATACAAGGAGATATTCGATGAACTAATTAGTTCTGATTCACAAATTGCAGTCATTTGTGATTCTGACGCTGATGGAATGTGTTCAGCGAGAATCTGGCGAGAATATTTTGTCGGCTCTAATTATACAATTTATCCTCTGGATAGAGCTACTAGAAATGTTCTGGAAATTGCAGTAAATCTTTCAGAAAAAATTATCGTATGTCTCGATTGCGGTTCATCTGAAAGATGGGAAGATATTCCTAATAAAAGTTTTTATGTAATTGACCACCATGAGACACATCACAAAGTTGATGGTGTAAAATACATAAACCCAACAATGGATTTTGGAAGCACGACATTTTGCACATCTTCTCTTTTGTATGCGCTGTTTGAAAATGTGTATGGCGGAAACAGAGTTGCGATTCAGTATGCAGCAATTGGTGGAGTCGCAGATATGGTTCCGATGTTAAGCGACAATCGCCATGTGGTAAGACGTGGATTGAAAGTAATGAATAAATATCCATGCGACATTGCGCTTGAATTTCCACCGTATAATTCGCCTTATGATGAAACTCACATTGGCTTTTCAATAGCGCCAGCAATTAATGCGCCATCGAGAATCGGGGATAACGTAACTGCCATTGATGCTGTAATCTATGGCAAGCAATCCGCTATTTCTGCCTTGAAGGGAGCGAATAATAAACGCAGAGCGTTAGTTAAGAAATCTCTGGAAAAAGCAAAAATTGATGAAAAACCAAATTGCGTGATAGTTGAAATTGATAATCAAGGCATGTCAATTTCTGGACTCATTGCCAATAAAGTTTTAGCGTCAAGCGGAAAGCCTGTGCTGTGTATTAATAATGGTTCAGTTTCATTCCGTTCAAAAACAGCGGACGTTGATGGATTCATTAAATCCTTGCCAGATGAATTACTTGCTGGTGGCGGACACAAAAGCGCAGCGGGCGGCGTTATCGATGTAAAAGAAGTCGATGTTGTTAAGTCGATGTTTGAAGAGTATTGTAATACGCATCATGTTAATCAAGATGTTCAGCTTTATGATATTTTCACAGAAGGCGATGACATTTATCAATTGCATGATGAATGGGCGAAGTTAAAGCCATATGGTCAAAAGTTTAAGGCTCCAATCTTCGGTGCTTATTTGACTGTAATGAAAATTGGTAAAGACGTAAAAACGAAGAGTGTGTCGTCTGGATATGCAATCATAAAGATGAAATCCAAAAAACGAACATATACTGCAATCTCGTATGACGTTCCTGCGCTTATCGAAGTTGGCAAAGAGTATTTTGTCTTGTTCGAGATGATGGAGGGGTTTATTTTAATCAAGGGCATTGAGAATGAATAAAGTGTATTATATGATGGCTTATCGTCCATCGTTGCCATATCTTGTTTTGATAAAAGAAGCCGTAGTGCATGAATTATATTTTAGTGAATGGGCTAAAATTAATGCATCAAGTGCTGAACGACGAGGCGAAAAAGTAATTTTTCTTGAAAATCTGCCAACAGTTTATTTAAGAGAAAAAATTGTTGAAAACTATAGTGTTTATGAATTTGTAGATAATAATGTTTCAGGAGAGGCATGGCTAAAGTAAAAACGATTATTGAGGATGGATTGAGAAAAGAATTGATTGCCGCAATTAATAGCGCGGTAAAAGATGCGATTGTAACTGAACCAGAAAATATTGAATCAATTCCTTCTGGTTCATTGCTTATTGATGAAATTATTGGAGTTGGTGGAGTTCCTTTGGGTCGTATTACTGAAATATTCGGCGGTGAATCTGCTGGAAAATCAACATTCTGTCTTACGCTTTGCGCCAATGCACAAGCAAAAGATATTATTCCTGTGTACATTGATGTTGAAAACAGTGTTGATTTCACATACGCGACTCAACTTGGCGTTGATGTAAATAAATGGATTTTAACACAGCCAGATGACGCAGAAAGCGCGTTTAGAATTGCGGAAGCTGCTGCTGAAAACGGTGCAAAATTAATTATTATCGATTCAATCGGTGCGCTTGTTGCGAAACGCGAAACAGAAAGCGAATCAGATATTGGCGATAATCAAATTGGTTTGATTCCAAAGCTTGTATCTAAGTTTGTAAGAAGATTTGCGCCATTGCAAAGAAAGCATAATTGTGCATTAGTTTTAATTAATCAGCGTCGAGCTAAAATTGGTGCGATGCCTGGGACATCAACAGAAGATACTCCTGGCGGTATGGCGCTAAAACATGCATATTCGGTTCGCATGAAGATTACCAGAACTGGAAAAGATTCCGGTGAAGAACCAGATTTTATTACATCTAAAGTCGAAGTAATTAAAAATAAAGTTGCTCCGCCTTATGGAAAGAATATAATCAAGATTCGTTTTGGCACTGGAATTGATTTGTGGAGCGAAGTCATTTCAATTGGTGTTGAAAATAAAATTATCAAAAAGTCTGGTAGCTGGTATAAGTATAATGATGAAAATATTGGACAAGGCGATAATTGTATTGAATGGTTGGAAAAAAATGAAGAGGTAGTCAGAGCGATTATTATATCTTCAGAAAACAAGAATGTTGACTTTTATATCAACAAATTATTTGGGAAATCATGAAAATAACAAAGTCAAGTGATGAACTAATTAATTGGTACGCAGAACAAGTCCACTATGAATCAAAACGTAGTGGACATTTTCTAAGATGTGCAAAAAAGCCGCCCAAGAGAATCGAAAAAGAAATCAATAATCTCTTTTCCTCTTTTGGGGGATGTGAATATAAAAAATTCACATGGGAGTTTACATACGACCCAATTGAAACGCTTAATGAGTCAATGAGATATGGATATGTATATGGCGCTAAGAATAACTTTTTCTTTTTGCCTGAACAGATTCAAAAAATCATGAACAATTTACTTGTGTTACCAACTGGCTCTCATATTTACTATCCATTCTATGGCTATGGATATGACTATGATTGTCATCACAAGTTTAGGCAATACAAAGAAAATGCGTCCATCCAAGAGAAAACAGAAATGCCAGAAAAGTTTGATGGCGCTTTCTATAGACCGATTTTTGGAAAAGAACATGTAACGTTAGAACATGTGACATCGAAATTAAAATCTGGCGCTACGTTGGTTACGATTGCGGAAAGTTTACTACTTCATGGTGCGCGTACAAGTGAATACATCGTATCAAATTATGTGAATTGTGGATATTATAAAATTCCGCATCCTACATGGTTTCCGCAATATTCAGAATTATCAATTCATACATCTGTCTTTTATGGGAAAAAGAAATAATGACAATCAAAATTGTTGAGCAAGATATTACGACCACAACAGAACAAAATATCGTTATCGCTCATGTGTGCAATAACATCGGCGCTTGGGGTGCTGGCGTATCTGGCGCTATCGGAAAGAAATGGAAAGTATCCGAAAGTTTGTTTCGTGAATGGGCAAAACTGGGTAAGGTTGAAGGGTTGGAACACATTTTCCCAACCTACGAATTAGGCTTTATACAGGCTTTTCCCGTGGATTTGAGTACTAATACCCATGTCGCTAATATGTGCGCTCAGAAGGGGCTTAAATCGTCCCACAACGCATGTCCGTTGAATATGTCAATGCTGGAAAAGTGCTTATTCAAGCTTTTTGATTATGCTAAAAGAAATGAGTTAACAGTTCACTTGCCAAAAATCGGAGCAGGGCTTGCTGGCGGAGATTGGAACGAAATTTTTCCATTGATTGAAAACATTTCTGATTCGTATGGCGTAATAACTACGATTTATCTGTGGGAGAAATAATGCGCGATTTTACCTACACAGGCAAAGATGGCAAAGATATTGGAGATATTTGGCAAAGACCAAGTATCAATAAGATAGAAGTTTGGGGCGACGTTCGGATGAGAATACACTCATCAAATCTTGTGACAGATTTAGAAGAAGCAAAACAGGTTGCGGAAGATTATTTAATTGGTATGTTGCAGTTAATACAAGTTTATACAGAATGGAATCTGGACGTTGGCAAAAGGATTGAAAAACAATGACAACTCAAATTAGAGAATCGGTTTTTGAAACAAATAGCAGTTCAACACATTCACTGTCTATTTCAAATCATTGACACAGATGATGGTTTTGTATGTAGGCGTTCTAATGTTGATATGAATGACATCTGTATTAGATTAGGATTATATGATAATTAAAAATGTTTTTTCGGCATTTGACGGAATTTCTTGCGCTCAATTGGCACTTCATAAGGCTGGTATTTCTTATGAAAAATACTATGCATCTGAAATCGATAAGTTTGCCATTTCGGTAACGCAATTAAATTTTCCACAGACCATCCAAGTGGGAAACATAAAGACAGTGAATCCTGACTCATTACCTAAAATTGATTTAATGATAGGCGGATTTCCTTGTCAAAGTTTCTCAATCGCTGGAAATAAGTTGGGTTTCAAAGATGATCGTGGCAAATTATTTTTTGACATGTATTATTTATTCAACAAATTAAAGCCAACGTATTTTATCTTTGAAAATGTGAAAATGCGCTCTGGCATTCGGGATGCAATTTCTACCTTGTTAGGGGTTGAAGCAATAGAAATCAATAGTAATAAGTTTACAGCACAAAACAGAAAAAGACTGTATTGGACAAACATTCCGGTTCGTAAATATTATGACGAAGGAATTTTGCTTGCTGATATTCTTGAATCTGATATTGCAATGCAAGAAAAAGCCAATACTGTCGATGCAAACTATTGGAAGGGCGGCTCTGAAAAGAATTTTAAGTTGAAGCGCAATTTAAAATTACCGACAAGCCAATCAGAACGTAGATATCAAGTTCTGACCGAAGCAAGAACTGAATCGGCAAAAGCGCAGCGCAGAGAGAGCTTGAAAAACGGTATTGATTATTGTTCTCGTGCGGATAAGGTATATGTTCCAAGAACAGACCACAAGAGCAATACGATAACAACATCTGGTGATGAAAATATTCTATTGGGAGAAAATGACAAGTTGCGCCTATTAACGCCAATGGAATGTGAAAGATTACAAGGCATACCAGACTGTTATACCGCAATATTATCAGATACACAACGATATAAATCAATCGGCAATGGCTTTACCGTGCCAGTTATTGCGCATATTTTAAGAGGAATCAATGAAACACCCAGCGCGCTACAATAAAACATTTCTTCCTATCTTTGCGGGGATGTTAAAAGGAAGTAAGAGCGTATTAGACCCAATGGCGGGAACAGGTGAACGATTAAAGGAACTATCTTTGCTATTGCCAGATACAAACTTTTATGGAATTGAAATCGAACCTGAGTGGGCAAATATGACGCCAGAGATTGTAAAGGTCGGCAATATTCTGCACTTACCATTTGGCGACAAAAGCGTTACAAATATTTTAGTGTCTCCGCCTTATGGAAATCGAATGGCAGACCATCACAACGCAAAAGATAGTTCAAGAAGAACAACGTATCGGCACATGCTTAATAGACCGTTATCCGAGGAAAGTTCTGCTGGTATGCATTGGGGCGCTAGATATAGAGAATTTCACATTAAAGCTTGGATTGAATGTTATCGTGTTGCGGAAGAAGGGCTTGTTCTGAATATTAAAAATCATCTTTGTAATGGCGAGGAAATTGACGTTGTGAAATGGCATGTTGACACTTTGACAAACATAGGCTTCCAAGTGTATTCTACGCATGAAATAAAATGCAAGGGCAACAGGTTCGGCGCAAACCGTAAGCGCGTAGAAAATGAGTATATTATTCAGTTCAAAAAGTGAAATATGGCAAATGCGAATTATCAACGTGGCGTGAGATTTGAAAGAGATATTATCAGTGAAACCAAATCCGAAGGTTATGAAACTTTGCGTACTGCTGGTTCGCACGGTTTTGCTGATGTAATTGCAATCAACGAAAAACTTGTAAGATTGATTCAAGGAAAAGTGACAAAAGATGCAAAACCAAGAATCAACGCATATAAAGCAGATATTGCTAAAATATTGGCAATCAAATGTCCGCCCAATGTGACAAGAGAACTATGGATTAAATTAGATAGACAAAAGCCGTACAAGGTATTGGTGCTATGAAAAAAGAGGATTTCAAAGCAAAATTTGATTTAGTTGCGTATGTGAAAGACGGTGGTGATTACACAGAACGTGGTGACGACTGTTTTATCTGTTGTCCGTTTCATAGCGAAACAACTCCATCTTGTTTGATTTCAAAAGATAGGTGGTACTGTTTTGGTGGTTGCGGCACTGGTGGTGACTCAATTGACTTTTTAATGAAAACTACCGGCAAGAGCTTTACGGAAGTTTTATCTTCTGGATTTGAATCAAAATATGTAATTGACAAAAATGCGCCTACTCATAAGTCAACAAAAATTAGAACAATTTCGCCATCATTGATGTCGAATTATTGCGCAAGACTGCTTAGAAATCCATCCAAGATAGAATACCTTGTAAATCGTGGCTTTGACTTAGAATCAATTAAGTTGGCGCGTATTGGTTATGGAATTCCAGTCGATGTTCATGGCTGGAAGTTCAAACATGCTCGATATGCGATTCCACACTTTTTTGAAGGTAAAATTGTTGGTGTCAAATATCGAATTGACCCAATCTTTGAAAAAGTAGAGCCAGAAAAGTATATATCGCATCCAGGCGTAAATGGCACAATTTATAACATGGATGTGCTGGTTAATGAACAAAAACTTATATATGTCGGCAGTCAGTTTGATGCTGCGGTCTTGTGGTATCGTTACAGAATTCCTGCAATCTGTCCACCTTCTGAAAATATTTTTAGAGATGAATGGATACCATTGTTTGTAAATAAATCTGTGTTAATTTGGCTTGATAACGACGAAGCTGGCGTTAATGGCGCTTTAAAAGTTTATAACAAAATTAAAAGTGTCACTAAATATGCAGATATATTTATTTGGGGACAAGAGTTTGGTAAAAAAGATGATTTTACGGATTATCTTAAAAAATATGGTATCAATGAAGTAAGAAAAGTCTATGATAATCACAAGTAGCATCTATAATCAATCAAGAGGTGAGACAAAAGTGCTGCTAAGAGAATTGGCGGCATTTTTTGGCGATAAAGACATAAGTGTTCCAGACATTATGGCTTATGTTCTTGTGCAAGACCCCGCGATAGATTTTACACAATTTATACGGAACATTGGACCAATTGCAAAATATTTAAATGTGTCAACTCACAAGATTTTGTATATTTCTGACAATCCATTTCCAGAAATAAAAGAAATTGTGACTGCATTTAAAGTATCCGCCCCAAGAGAAAAAGATTTTGTCATGTGGTGTATGGCGCTATTTTTTCCATTTGAACATGTTAATTTATCAAAGAAAACTGATTACGTAAACGGAATATATAAAGACTACAAACTTCCCGAATGGCTTGCGACCATTATGAATCGTTTTTTTAGCGACAAAGATGATGACTATGCGTTTTCAAAAACAGATTACGACAAAAGTATTAATAAAACGCAATACTTCAAAGCGAATACGCTATTAAAATCAAAATGGAAAATTGATGTTAAACGTTATCGAGTATCTAAATTATCTTGGATGAAATTAGAAGCGAAATTATTAAAATCACAAACATTTATATTTGTGCGTTTAGTTTAACTGTGATAATATGTGTATATGGAAAAAATATACACGATTACACAACCTATCTTATCAGACCCTCTTATTGGGTCTAATCCAAGAAAATTATTTCACATTCCTCAAGATGTACTGGAATGGGGCGGAAGAATATGCTATCGTTCTACACCAAAATTTAGAACGAGTCCTGATTTTATTCAAAAGATTATCAGCGTCGAGCATTTGGATGTATTGGAACATGGGTATGCAGGATTTTTAATGGATGTAGAAGAAGAATATGGCGTGGATTCATATTACTATTTCTATCATCAAATGAATCAAAAATATCCATACTTGAGAGTTGATTTACATCCAGCAGCAAAGAAAATTGGAATTTACGGAAACTTTCGGTCGTGGCATCAACTATACGAAAATGACTTCACGCAAATTTGGGGCATGTTTGGTCGCAAGGATATGCAAGAATTAATTTTAACTTTGTCGAATCTTGCGCCTAATGTATTCCCAGTTCCATCTTGGCTGGTTTCTCAAAATGAAAACAATTCCATTGGCGGAGAAGTCCGTAGAGAACATGCGATGCAAATGGCAAATCAAAAAGGCTTCAATTGCAGAGTTACATCAAGTGGCGCTAACGTAATGCTGCTTGGTAAAACAAATGCAATCAATGGAACCGATAGATACCATGCAACATTCCAATTCAATGGCATTTCTCGTGCATTGTCACATCAATTAGTGCGCCATCGAGTTCTGTCGTTTTCTCAAGAATCGCAGCGTTATGTAGATGGAACAAATTTTCAGTATGTTTTACCGAATGTTGATAATGAATCAAAACAGGAAATTAAATCAACGATTAGCTTTATTAATGAAGTATATCGCAATATGCGAAATCGAAAGGTTAAGAAAGAAGATGCTAGATGTATCTTGCCAAATGCTGCCGTAACGCAAATTGTTGTATCTGGTGAAGAATTTGGATGGCGACATTTTATCGAGCAAAGAACAGCGTCTGACGCTCAACCAGAAATTCGAGAAGTTGCCTTAATTGTTCAAGATATGTTGGGGGATAAAAATGGTTCCAACTTATCTTAAGACGCATAAAACAAAAACTGCTCGATTTGCAAAATGGGCTGGCGGAAAAGGCGGATACGCTAAGAAAATCATAGAAATGGTTCCAAGTGGTTCGCGCTATTTGGAACCATATGCAGGAATGGCAAATGTATTCTTGCATCTTAATAAGACTTATGATATAGTTGCTCTTAATGACATCAATTCAGACATCATTAACGCATTTAGAGTGGTTCAAGATGATGCAAAGTACATTGAATTAGAAAATATGCTTACTTGGACACCATATTCATTTGATGAATTCAAGAAAGCGTTACGTATCGTAAAAGATGACAATGCGAGTGATGTGCAAAAAGCGTGGGCATTCTTTACGGCGCAGAATCAAGGATTTAGCGGCATTTCTAAACATCCAGGAAATTGGGGGAGAACGATTGACCCGAAGGTAACGCCAGAACCAGATGTTTGGCAAAGAAAAGTTGCGAATCTTAGCTGGTGGCATGAAAAACTATGCAATGTGTACTTAGATAATCGTGACGCCTTAGATTTCATTGAATACTGGGATGTGGATGAAGAGAGCGTGTTTTATCTTGACCCGCCATATATTCAAGATACACGAGTTAGTAAAAACGTATATAAGCATGAAACAAGTGATAATCATCATGCGTTACTGGTTCAAAAGCTACTGACCATCAAAGGAAAAGCGGTATTGAGTGGTTATGAGCATGACATATATCTTCCGTTACTGGATAACGGTTGGCGCATAGAAAGATTTGCGGCACATGCATCAATGGCTGCAAAAGGGCGCGGAAGTAGTGTTCGGGGTGGAAATATCCCAAAACGTGTAGAAGCTGTATATATTAAGGAGAAATGATTTATGGAAGCAATCGGAATGTTATTTGCTGGCGGAGTTGTGTTAATCGTCGTAATGGCGTTTGTTAGTATCTATTTCCCCGCTGGCGGACACAAAGATACGAGTTCAATTACGATTACTGGAACAGGTCGTGGAGTTGATGTTGTAGATAGAATCACAGGGGGCAAGTCGTAATGAATTTTCTTAAAGTTATACTAATCGCAAGCTTTGTATTTGTTTTAGTTGGCTGCAAACCAGTCAAAGCGGATACAAACTTGTATGAAAGAGCCACTGGAATTTTCGTCAGTGAAGGTGCGGATACGCAAGAAGATTTTTATTGGTTGGCATGTACGGTAAAAAATCGCCTTGCTCGTGGCTGGAGTGAAACAAATGTGATGTCAGCATATTACGGCAAATACGTAAAGCCAAACGCTGAAGATGTAAAATATGTCAAAGATGTAATCTTGAATCAAAAATGTCCAGCCGCATACTTTGCATTCTCAAATGCTGATATTAAATGGGCAAACAAAGTCGCCCCTCTTTTATCCTTGAATGGGGTAAATTATTATGCATATGAGGATTATGCAAAGCTATTTAACTAATCATTTTGCCTCTTGACAAGTCGCAGAAAGTATGTTATAATGTATGCATGTCACAAAAAGAGTACAAGTTATAAAACATTATTCAATTCATTCTGTGACATAATAAAAGGGGCGTGAAATTCGCCTCAATAAATGTTTTGATAAGATACGTCAATGAGGGAACAAGTAATATAAGGTTCCAAGTTCGACGGAGATAAAATGAAAGTTAGCGACCTGAGCGTATCTTATCAAAACAAAAGAGAGTTATTAAACTCTCTTTTTATCAGGATGTAGCTCAACTTGGCAGAGCATCGCGTTTGGGACGCGAAGGTTAAAGGTTCAAATCCTTTCATCTTGATTTTATTGACTAACTGGATGCGGGAACAGTACCCAATTTTCTAGCCGTGTTAAAACGAAAAAGGGAAGTCAATAAAACATGAGGGGAAAGACATGTAAAAACGGATACCGCGTGACACATACGAAATGAAAAGTTGTGTGGCAAGGACGGAGAGACGTTCACATCTTAGCGGGTTAGTGTTCTGATGAACACCGTGGACTCATAATCCAATGCAGAAGAGTTTGATTCTCTTACCCGCTACTAGATACATCACTTGGGTTAACTGAGAAAAACTACTACACGATAGTTTATCCTTAGTGCGCTGTATCTTTACTTTCTCACTGTGGCGAAACTGGCAGACGCATTCGATATTTACTTAAGTAGATTTGACACACTTGCTGTATTTTCATTAAATGAAATCGAAAGGAGATTTACATGCCACTAATGCGATGTGGACATGTGGCGCAAGCTACAAGAACAAGTGATCAGGCTCCCGTTTGTGTAATATGTTATGGTATCAATGATGGTGCTGATAAAGTTCAAATTTCGCTCCCTAATCTTGAAGGGCGCAAGGCAAAATGCGCATATTTACAATCTTGCAAAAGTGAAGAAAATTCCAGTTTTACATTAGCATTCTTTGAATACAAACCAAACCAAGAGTATGATTTGTATTATTGTGGATGTCATGGATGGGACTAGTATTATATCGACATGCCCAAATTGTCATGCGTTAACAGATAATTATCGTGCAAGAAAAATCTTGTCGGGGTAGACCAACGGCAGAGTCATAACTCTTAAAAAGTTAGTAGTGTGGGTTCAAATCCCACTCCCGACACTTGTATCAAAATTGCTCTCGTCGCCAAACGGATTAAGGCTCCAATCTTCTAAATTGGATACTGTGGGTTCGAGTCCCACCGAGAGTGCTAGGGGTATAAAATTTAGTCTCTGAATCTGAAGCCTATAGATACATTGTGAGGCACGTTTTACGCCAAAAGTAATCATGGACGCATGATGAATTAGCAGGCTAGGAATTATCCTAAAGAAGAAATAGCTGTTCTTCTGCCCCTAATTGTTTATTTTGAATCCCCCGAAATAGAACAGGAGATGCTTATGAAAAGTATCGCAATTGTTGGTTTGGCTGTGTTGTTTTTGGCACTTTTATTGGTTCCAATGAATGCAATGGCAGATGAAAGTGCGCTTGTATTTACACCTTCCGTGAGTGATGAGATTTTATGGTACGATACACAACTGCCAATTGGTTCTGGTGAGCGTGGTGATTCTGGATGTTGGGTAACTGTGTACGGAAAGGAAGGCGAAACGTTCAAGACATCGTGCCAAGTAAGTCCAGATGGCGCTGTAGATGTTTGTACCGTGCCAGAAGAAGTGCATCCATATCTTGGAATTACCGTAACAAACAATAGTCACAATTCGTATGATATTACGTGGTATCTTTCCAAGACGATTTCAGCGGGTGAGGTTCCGGTTCAAATCAGATGCCACGTTCGTTCCAATGGTATTCCGAACGATACCAAAATCGACTACGTGGACATGATTTTTAATGGTTTTCACACGTATTGCGAAAATCTTCCAATTCACTTTGGAGATGATTTTGTGAGACGAGATTGCAATCCTGTTCCAAGAACATATCGTGTGATGATGCCAATTGTAACACGCGCTTGGAGTGGGTCGCCAGTGCAATAAACAAGATTGACAACTAAATAAAAGCCGTTATCGTCCAAATGGCAGGACAGTCCAGACAGGATAAATCAGTGTTCGAATCGCTGTAACGGTTTTTGTAGTCTCGTTCTGCGATAAGTAGAACCTTGCGCCAACGGTTGATAATAAGTGTACATAT